ATGCTGGAACAAATGGGCATTGCCGCGAAGCAAGCCTCGTATAAATTAGCGCAACTCTCCAGCCGCGAAAAAAATCGTGTGCTGGAAAAAATCGCCGATGAACTGGAAGCACAAAGCGAAAGCATCCTCAACGCTAACGCACAGGATGTTGCAGACGCGCGTGCTAATGGCCTTAGCGAAGCGATGCTTGACCGTCTGGCACTGACGCCCGCACGGCTGACAGGCATTGCCGACGATGTGCGCCAGGTGTGCAATCTCGCCGATCCGGTGGGGCAGGTAATCGATGGCGGCGTACTGGACAGCGGCCTGCGTCTTGAGCGTCGTCGCGTACCGCTGGGAGTGATTGGCGTGATTTATGAAGCGCGCCCGAACGTGACGGTTGATGTTGCTTCCCTGTGCCTGAAAACCGGTAACGCGGTGATCCTGCGCGGCGGCAAAGAAACCTGTCGCACTAACGCTGCAACGGTAGCGGTGATTCAGGACGCCCTGAAATCCTGCGGCTTACCGGCGGGTGCCGTGCAGGCAATTGATAATCCTGACCGTGCGCTGGTCAGTGAAATGCTGCGTATGGATAAATACATCGACATGCTGATCCCGCGCGGTGGGGCTGGTTTGCATAAACTGTGCCGCGAGCAGTCGACAATTCCGGTGATCACAGGCGGTATAGGCGTATGCCATATTTACGTTGATGAAAGCGCAGAGATCGCTGAAGCCCTGAAAGTAATTGTCAACGCGAAAACTCAGCGTCCGAGCACGTGTAATACGGTAGAAACGTTGCTGGTGAATAAAAACATCGCCGATAGCTTCCTGCCCGCATTAAGCAAGCAAATGGCGGAAAGCAGCGTGACATTACACGCAGATGTAGCTGCGCTGGCGCAGTTGCAGGCAGGCCCCGCGAAGGTGGTGGCTGTTAAAGCCGAAGAGTATGACGATGAGTTTCTGTCATTAGATTTGAACGTTAAAATCGTCAGCGATCTTGACGATGCCATCGCCCATATTCGTGAACACGGCACACAACACTCCGATGCGATCCTGACCCGCGATATGCGCAACGCCCAGCGTTTTGTTAACGAAGTGGATTCGTCCGCTGTTTACGTTAACGCCTCTACGCGTTTTACCGATGGCGGCCAGTTTGGTCTGGGAGCGGAAGTGGCGGTAAGCACACAAAAACTTCACGCGCGTGGCCCGATGGGGCTGGAAGCACTGACCACTTACAAGTGGATCGGCATTGGTGATTACACCATTCGTGCGTAAATAAAACCGGGTGATGCAAAAGTAGCCATTTGATTCACAAGGCCATTGACGCATCGCCCGGTTAGTTTTAACCTTGTCCACCGTGATTCACGTTCGTGAACATGTCCTTTCAGGGCCGATATAGCTCAGTTGGTAGAGCAGCGCATTCGTAATGCGAAGGTCGTAGGTTCGACTCCTATTATCGGCACCATTTAAATCAATAAGTTACCTCACATTTAAGTAAATCACGTTCTCCTCTTGTGCCGTATTTGTGCCATTGCGACTTATAATTGCATCGATTTTGCTCGCGTGCTCGGTGAGATGCCCGGCTGAAAGGTGGGCGTATCTTTGAACCATTTCGAGAGTTTCCCATCCTCCCATCTCTTTAAGTGCAAGAAGAGAGACTCCGGACTGAACCAGCCAGCTTGCCCAGGTGTGTCTCAGGTCATGGAATCGGAAGTTGCTAATGCCTGCCCGCTTTAACGCTCCCTTCCATGCTTTGTTGCTATCGGTTCTCATCTTCCTTACCGCAGCTGTTTTTGTTCCGTCGCTTCGGTAGGCAGGTTTGGTGTGGACAAATACCCATCTCTTATGGAGCCCCTGCTGTTTTCTTAATATCTGGCATGCGGTTTCGTTAAGAGGAACTCCGATCGCATTGCCAGCTTTTGTTTCATCAGGGTGCATCCATGCCATTTTCTTATCCAGATCGACCTGTGACCACTCAAGGTCTGTAACGTTGGAACGGCGAAGGCCTGTCGTGATTGCAAACATGACTACAGGGAAGAAATGAGGAGCAATTTCTGCAAACAGGCGCTTCGATTCCTCCTCTGTAAGCCATCTAATGCGTCCATTCTTAACGCGTGGTGTTGATATTTTGGGCGCCCTGTCAAGCCATCCCCATTCAACAGCCATATTGAGAATAGCGCGAAGTATTGCCAGATGCCGCGTCTTCGTTCCTTTGCTTGCCAGCTTTGGTTTATACTCCGGCACTGGCTTGCCAAGCCGCAAACACCTGTCCCGGCTCATTTCCCAGTTCAGGCGATGGCGGCGGTTTTCCATCCCGTCTACCGCCTCCATTATTTTTTCTGTTGTTATGTCTGAGAGAATGGTTTCTCTGAAGTGCAACATCCAGAACGATATAATGCTCTTGTCATCATCAATGGACTTCTTATCCGATTTCTCACGAAGCCACCGTATGCAGGCTTCCTTGAATAGCTTTTTCGGTGATTCCCCGAGATTTTTTACTCTCCACGCTTCTGCTTTCAGACGATCGTGAAGTTCTTGCGCTTGCCTTTTGTCCGATGTTTCAAGAGAGCGTCTAACTCTTGATCCATCTGGCGCGACGAAATCACAGTGCCACGTGCCACCGCGTAGTTTGATTGACATGCTTTAACCTCCTGCACATCAACCGCATTCACCGCGCTATTGTGTCTTACAGACTTAAGCGCCGCAATGCAGTCTGACTTGCAAATGCGATATGGGCTTTTAGGTTTATCTGGATTTATCTTTGCGGCCTGAAGTCGTCCACTTCGTATCCACTGCGTGATAGTGCCTTTGTCTACCTTCAGATACGATGCTGCCTCTTCACGAGTGAAGATTTCTTCTTCCACTTGGAATCTCCATTTATTGAGTTGGTATTATTGCGGTAGGTCTGGATATCTTGAGAAATGAACAGGCCTCATCGAGTGTGAGGCGGGTTAGTCCTTGCGTAGCTCGCTGATTCTTCTGTAAGTCTCTGGTGCTTTGTTCCCGTACGTCTTCATTTCAGACTTCAACAGAGCAACGAGTGAATCCCATTCGTTGAGGATGCCTTTGAATGCCGGAACGCGCTTTGCAACCTTGTCGAATGAATCTCTGATTTCTGGAATCTGCTCAACAAGTGCAACGCATCGCCGGAAATCTGCTGCGTCATGTGGAGCGCCGAAGTGATGACCATAGATATTCTTTTTCAGTCCACATGCGATTGAGGCAAGAGTTGCGCTACTGATGCCGACATCGCCAGTCGATTGCCATTTCAAAACCTTAATAGCCAAATCTGACATTTCTTGTCTCCAATAAAAAACCGCCATCAGGCGGATTGGTGTTCTTTCAGTTCTTCAATTCGAATATTGGTTACGTCTTATTCGATACGCACTCCTGGTATTTCGCCTTTTGATATTGCTAAGTCATAAATTTGCGCGGCACTATACCCATCTCGCATCCATGAATCTAAGGCGCGAACAGCCTCGCTACGCTTTTTATCTTCTCTCTCATTTTTGATATCAACGAGGACATCAACGCAATTAAGGCATATGTGGATTTTGTCCTTACATTCGATCATGGCGGCTTTACCATGATTTCCGCCACACAGTGAGCATAAATCTTCAGGGTCTGGCTGGTATTTCTGTAACGTTAGAGGGTTGAATGTTGAACAGGCCATAATCATCTCCATAAAACAAAACTCGCCGTAGCGAGTTCAGATAAAAGAAATCCCCGCGAGTGCGAGGATTGTTATTCAGTGCTGATATTTACCTTTATAGCGAACACCTTTACCGGTTTATCGCCGAAGTGCGGATGTGTGATTGTCTTGATTTCATATCCGTCATACGGGACGTCAATTCTGCGACTGAAGTCTTCGCGCTTCGGATATCCCTTTGTGATAATCAGGCGGTCATACTTACGGTTAACGAGGCGCTTATTCCAGTAGTCATTACACAGGCGATACTCTTCCGTTTTCTCCCCGCGAATCATGGCATCGAAGTATTCACCTTTAACGGCAAGTTGCAGGTTAGCCATTACCGCACCTCCAGTCTCCATACCGCCTGACCAATCCGGCTGGCATAGGTATCTTTGGATACTGCTCCGTCTTTAGCCAGCTCCATAAGAATTTTGCGCAAATCTGCCGAACGCCATTCTTCATCAGGAAATTCCTTCTCCATTGCCAACCGCAGATTCCAGGTTGCCATCCTGAATGGATATTTCCCGCCGAGAGCTTTATCTTGCAGGGCAGCCCGGGAACGCATCACCTGCAAAACCTTCTCTTTTACATCCATCATTTCGCCTCCTGCGGCGGTTCTGGTAGAGGCATCCAGTGAGTTGCTTGCTCAATACCATTACCCGGCTTAATCGTTACATCTCCGCGCCGAAAGGTGATTCCGGTATAGCGTGCGGAGCATATTAGCGGTTCAACCAGAGAGCTATCGAAATTCACCGAAATAAGCACGTTCTGATTCTTTTCCGGCATTCGCTCACTACAGCTTATCCAACCATCCGGAGTTCCCGGAGTTGGTCCATCGAATTTGGGCATGTCAGGACCTTTTCTGATAGCTTTAGCCAGCTCCAGCGGGTCATCGTAAAGCCAGTCGCCAGTTTGTGGGTGATTTGCTTCTGCAAGCTGCGCAGCCCATTCAAGACCATCTTTTTGACCTTGAAGATAATCAAGTGGCAACTCTTCATGATTACTTGCAGGTTCGGCACTATCAGCTTCGCGCCGCTTCTGTAGCTCTGCTGCCATTGCTCTCACGACTTCAACTGGTGCCCTTGCAGCAAACTCTATGTTGGTGATCAGCTCATTAAGATATTGCTCGCTGGGATACTGTTTTTTATCGGTTATAGTGGTCATATCACTCTCCTTTTCCCTGAAGCATAGCGGCACGGCAGGCATTCCACCCCTTCACATAACCGAACGCCATCAACTGATCACTCATGGCGGGCAGCATTGTGTGGGTCGTACTGATTTCTTCCGGCACTACCGGCGCTGGCGGGGTGATGCGTCCAAGCAACTTATTTACCTCTTTCGCCATCGCGTCATATTTATCTAAATGGCGATTAGCTTCTAAGCAGACTCGGCGCATCTGATCTGAGTTAACTCGTTTAACTGGATCTGCTTCCAGCGATGCCAGCGCAATCCGTGCCAGTTCTTCCGCTTCTTCTGCTGGCAGTACAACGTTGCTACCAGGTCCGTATGTTTCGCGCCACTGCTTGATTGTCAGCAGTCGCTCTTTGGTAATAGTGATCATGCCGCGTTTCCTTCTTTCTTATTAACAATTACACCGTCATATATTTCATTAAGGTGCCCTCTCAACTCCATGCGCCTTAATGCAGATAACATGTAATCGCATTCAACCTGCTTATTTCCAGTAAATGGCTTATCGTCAGGATTACCCCAACAGCAATTACCCTTGGGCCACCCATGTACTTTCCGTACTCTTCCGTTAACAACGTGAAGTAATCCCCAGCCAGGTGGTAAATCCTCAACTGAAATAATTCCCGGCTCACTAATAAAGAATCGCCAGTCGCCCATTCCAAGAGACGGATTTTTACGAAAACGCTTTTTTCTATCTGCCAACAAGTCAGCACGAGAACATTTCGCCTCTATCAGGCATGATGCTGAATTTCTGAATCCCATAGCATCTGGCTGTTCTCCGGTACTGGTTACAGCTATAAAGCGGTCATGAAAACAAACCTTGAACCCGTTGCGCTTAAGGAACTTGTACGCAATCTGACAGAGTTCGCGGTGTGTTAACGCCATATCACTCTCCTTTAGTGCGCAAGTGGTTTTTCCAGCGGTTTTGCGCCGCGCTGGGCTTTTTGCAAAAACCACAATCCATCATCCCGTAATGTTTCATTAACCCCATCCGTCGGTTGCTGAGTCTCACCCACTGCCAGACGCCAGGAGCGTTTCTACGAACTAACAGAATCTTTGCTTTACGGTTTTTCATCGCTTTGCTCTCCTGCGTCTCTTTGCTGCTCGTCGTGCCGCTGCAATACCGGTATGGCGGCGCTTTGGTGCCGGGATGATGTTGTCAGCCATCAGGACATACGGCTTTGCAATTAGCGCAGAAGCCCAAAAACGAGTCGGGTACGGTAACAAGCCGATACATGCCACACGCATTACTCACCTCCTTTGATGCGAATGCCTGCGGCGCGGATTGCAGCGATGACTTCAGAAACTTTGTATGCCATTACCGTTTGGTAATCATCGTGAAAATCTGTTCGATGAAGCATGCTGCTACGTTCCGGGAGCGATATTTCCCGAGCATCCAGTTCCTTAACGCGTTCCTCCAGTTCGTAGACCCTGCATTGTTCTCTATCATCAATCAGATATACCCCAAGACATTCGCTTTCTACCCAACCGCCAAAATCATGATCGTAACGCTCACATGAAAACTCACCGTCACCGTCCTTTGTTGGAATGGTGTAACTATCTAATGGGCCACCATATGTCGGCACATTTCCCAATGTTGGATGCTCAATCCACATGAAAAATGCACGTCCGGTTATTGGGCAAATATCTGGCCGCCATTGGTTACGAACAGCCTTGGTTTCGGATAATTCTTCAGCGTGTTGTTTTACTTCCTCAAGCTCAACACGCAGCTTCCCTACCGTTAGCGCAATATCCTCGTTCTCCTGATCGCGGCTTTTGATGTATTGCAGGTTTCTTTCCCGTTCATCCAGCATTGCCAGCACAATCGATGGTGTTACCAGCTCATGGAAAAGGTCCGCGTCAAATCCCCAGTCGTCATGCATTGCCTGCTCTGCCGCCTCACGCAGTGCCTGATGGTCAATTTTGCTCACTGGCTGCCTCCGCTTCCCACGTTTTCAAACTTTCACCACAGAACGGGCAAAAGCACATTGCAACGCCACGACCGATATATTTCCCCGAGTGAATTTGAGCAATATCTATGCATGACTCGCCGGTGTTTATGTTCACACGCTCCGGGATAAATATGCCTTTACTCTTGAATGTTGGATTTCCATATTCGAGAGATTTTGCCAACGCCGCGCACGGTTCTATCTTGTTGCCATTAATTTGGCATTTTGACTCACTCACTGGTTGCCTCCTTTGCGAAGCTCAGCGGCGAAGGCTACTGCGTGATCATGATGTTCAAGTGTGTATGCGCACTCAGCAAACATCTCCACGCCCTGTGCCCGTACATCAGCCAGGAAAGCATCGGTGGCTGGGGTGTCTGATTGCAGAGACTTTGCGCGATAGTCATTCCACCCTCTTGCATACATGGGATTAACTTGCACTCCATCTTTTACACAATATGCCTGCCCTCCACGGTTGATAACCTTGATTTCGTCCATAGCGCCAGACTTCATCCCCGCATTCTCCGCTGCCAGCGCCGCGCACTTGGCCTCCGCTTCAGCAAATTTACGCACCAGATATTCAGCGTTTGTTTCGTTAACCTTTAAATCTCGTGGGATGCATTTACCTTTCAGAAATCCATCCATCTCAATTAGTGACATTTGTTTCATTTCTTCCAACTCCGCCACATTGCATTCAGATATTTGTTTTGATTCACTGATGGAAAAGAATTTCTCTTAAGCAATTCCTCTCTCGATGGCATTGGCTTTACGCGTTGGCGAATAATCATTTCTGCCGGAAGAATGCCGGGATTGTATGAAAGTCCTCTCATGATTTACTCTCCATGAACTGGTCAACAGCCATGCTAAGTGATACACCTAAAGTCTCGATATGCTGCTGAATATCCTGTAGCGTCTGCGCCTGAGATAACAGGATTTCACGGTTGCATAACTCTTTAACCAGATGCTCAAACTTGCTGTAATAACCGATACGACTTAGTGTTTCTTTCCCTGCATTCTCGCCTTCTTTGATAATTCCTCTTTCATTAAGAATCAGGTCGTGTTTGGTTCCGGTAATAACGTATTTTCCGAGGTCGATGTTTAGCTTCATTGTTTTCATTGTTAATTCCTCAGTCATTACTGATAGCGCCATAGCGTGAGCGGTAATTACGCAGGCGCGGGTCGATATATTCAGGGAAGTGGGTATATGTTGCTTTGCGGAACGGTCGGATTGATGTCTGGTAAATTCGCTCGCGTTCTTCTTTCTCTGCAAGCCATATACAATGGCGAAATTCCTTTTCCTCTTTCGTTTCCTGCGGTAGAGACATTATTCGATCGTAGTTTTTTCTGAATTTATCCAGCACTTCCGATACGGAATTGCCGGAACAGCGGCGTGGGTCATCCGCACCATACAGAGGCGCTGGCATAATGGAATCCTTATGTTGCTACTTTAGAAGGGAATTGAATCGTCGTATTCAGGATGATTTTGATGATTGCTACTTTGCTGCTGTTGGCTGTTTCCTGAAGTTGCAAATCCAATCTTTGCATTCAGTAATTCAAGAGTGATTGATTGACCATTTTGCCCCTGATAAACATCAACCCTGATGTTTTCTCCGGTAATTTCTACAATGCCACCTTCAACAAGAACACTACGGTAGTAATCCGCTTGCGCTCCCGGCTTGGCAAATACAACGGCGCTGTAGTTTGTCCATTCTTTCTTTTTTGTCTGGCGATCGTAATACTGAACGCCAGCACGGATGTTGAATCCGATATTTTCCCCGGCCTGAAACTCTCTTGCGGGCTTGTTTAGTCTTACAGTAATCGAATGTGCCATTAAGCAGCCGCTCCTTCTAATTCGTCTCGTCTGATGTTGTAAACGTCCTGCGCTTTGTGCTGCTCCGGTGTGCCTTCGAGCATCTTCCACGCTTTGGCGAACGCCTGTTTAAGCTCTTCCACGGTGTTTTTCTGCAATGCTGCGTCAGTGAATGCTTTTAGAACCTGTTCAGGTGTAGGTGATGGTTTTGATTGCTTTGCTGCTGCGTTCTGCTGATGTTTATGCTCGTCTGTATCTGCATCTTTCGCATCATCAATGCCGAATAAACCATTGAGGCAATACTTGCGTGCATAAGAGCTTGTAGCTCCCGTAACTTGTGCAGAATCCATTCCTTTCTTGCTTTCTTCCTCTCGTGCAAGAGCGGTTGCCGTATGACTGTTTTCGCCATCGGTAATAGTTGCCGTGGCTTTCACGTAATACCGATCACCAATCAACACAACTTCATCGCTGATTGATAAAAACAGGCCATTCAGTAACGGCTTAACGCCTTCAAGAATGTCTTCGCAGCTTCTGTATTTATATTTACCGAATGAGTTGTACTGATTCTTTGGCGCGTTCAGATTCTCCTGAATGGCTGCCAGCCTTGCATAAAATTCTTTGCTCATATGATTGCTCTCAGAATGGACATGGCCCAAGGAAATAACGCTGATTTAATACTTCAGTCTTTGCCGCATTTAAAAATACGCGAACACCTTCACGATCTCCCTTCTGGCGATACATTAACGCCTGCTGCGTGTACATGCGTCTCTGTAACTTACTCTCCTTCACTGTGGTTGCAAGTGACATGAATATCTCCTTCGTTACCGATTAATTCTTTCATCTGACGAATGAATTCTTCGTCTGACCAGTTATCTGTAAAGCTCATTTCCTGCGATACCACGGAAGGTTGATAGCTGATTTCATCGCTTTATTTGCTTCAAGCCACATTTTGGAATCACCAATAAATCGGGCTATTACTGCTTTGTTTTGTGCAGCACGAAGCATCTGGTGATTGATGGCTATTTCATTGCGCATAACGCCTCCAGTTGTTTCTTTGCTGCTCTGATTAATTGTTTAACTCGGCGTGATAATTCAGATTCGTGCGGGTAGAAAGCGGACATGACGCCGCTACCCGCGAACTGAAAGTGCATCATGGGTAACTCCTTCTGTTTGATTGCATAACGAAAACGCCTCAATTGAAGCGTTATTGGTATGCATATAAAAAGGCCCTCACACTGGAGGGCAAAGAAGATTTCCAATAATCAGAACAAGTCGGCTCCTGTTTAGTTACGAGCGACATTGCTCCGTGTATTCACTCGTTGGAATGAATACACAGTGCAGTGTTTATTCTGTTGTTTATGCCAAAAATAAAGGCCACCATCAGGCAGCCTTGTTATTCTGTTTACCAAGTTCTCTGGCAATCATTGCCGTAGTTCGTATTGCCCATTTATCGACATACTTCCCATCCTCCATTACAGGAAGCATTTCTTCAGGCTTAACCATGCATTCCGATTGCAGTTTGCATCCATTGCATCGCTTGAATTGTCCACACCATTGATTTTTATCAATAGTCGTAGTCATAAGGATAGTCCTGGTATTGCTCCATCACATCCTGCGGATGCTCTTCGAACTCTTCAAATTCTTCTTCCATATCTCACCTCAAATAAGTGGTTTGCTGCCTAATTTCATTTTCTGGCGACCAACACAAGCCACACCCATTTCACTGCGTGGCTTGCGGTAGTAAAGATTGTGCCTATCTTTTAACCACATCAGGCTCGGTGGTTCTCGTGTACCCCTACAGCGAGAAAAATAGTAAAATCCTCTCACCCCCTTATTTTGTCAGGGGGATATCTCCTTCAGTTCTGACCATTCGCCTTAATACTTTCCTTAAGTCGATGTAAAGTTGAAGGTCTCCATTTGCTGCGGCATCAGCCATTTTTTGCCTGACAAGCAGTAATGTTTCATACGGCTCAATAAGAATATCGTCATGAGTAATTAGGTGAAGCGTTGCCGCATCAACTATTCCTAGAGCTGCGCCAAGTATCAAAAATTCCCTGCTATTTTTGTCGCATGAGGAGATAAGCGTATTTAGCGCATACCTAATATTCTTTATAGCTGTTGTTAATTCTGCAATTTCTTCTATGGCGTCTTCTCCAATGAGCTTTTCAAGCTCATATTTTTCTTCCTGACCCATAATTACCTCGCCGTCAGTTGTTTTGATTTCCGGTAGCCTGCCGCGTAAATGGCTACGTTTGGCAGGCAAATACTTCCACTGTATTCATCTGCCTTCTTGCAGCGAAGACTTCCGAGTGATGCTGCTTTATCTGCTCTGACGCAACCAGAGAGCTTTAGCGCAATCTTTCGCGCCAGTCGCTGTTCTTGCATTGCCTGTTCACGTTGAGCCTGTCTGCGTGCTCTGCGGTGATTTCTGGCGTTATCGTCAGCCAGATATGTAATGACTACTGTCATGTTGACCTCCGGGTAGGTGCACATCCTTGTGTGTCGATGATTATTTGTTTTTGCGTTCCCACATCCAGTCATCTACTTCAGACCAGATAGTGAAACCGAAGCAGATGGCGAATGTGGTAACTAAACCACCGAGAATTGGGTTGGTCATGATGTCTAACATTTTCTGTTCCTCAGATGATTAGCTTTGGTGGTGTGGTAGGTGGGAGACCCATTTCGACCCGCTTCGTCCGACTTCAATTCGGCAATAGTCCCGCAGGCCTCGCCGCTTTACGTGCGACATATTCCCGTCCATGAACCCTTCACCACACCCCAAAGCCAACTACTCTTTGGTTCCCGCATTTCGGCGGGACAATCCCATCAATGTTAAAGAGCCTGCCAATCTGTTCCGTTTGGCTACCAGCGTCCTGCTGATGGCTAAAGAATACTGTAGGTATTTTATTGTGTAAATACCCGAGGTATTTATTTTTGGTGAAATAATGATAAGCAAATGAATACAAAGGATATTTATTTTTTCGGTGTCTGCTTGTTCAGTGCTTTTTATGCGGGATATGTGAAGTGGATCCCGATAGCTATTGCTGCCGGGATTATGGGTTAGTCAGCGAAGGTTAAGACGAGAATTACCTTAATGATGTCTGCTACAACAGACACGGCCATAGATAAACCAAAGACGATCCAAGCCATAGAGATGTCTTCACTACCATCGTATAGAGTTCCGTAATCACTGGTGTAAGGCGTAAATGTCGCGCCTTGATACAATAGGTATAAGCTTGATCCATAGAGGATAAATGCAGATATCCCTTGTATTGCCATGATCACCAGAATCATGAAACGAGCTGATCTATGCGCCCAAGCCTGGCTTATTTTTTCTGATAGAGATTTCGCAATAAAAGCATGCGCTAAGCCGTAAATTGTTGAGATTGCCAACATCCCCAAAAAGCTTGCTATAGCGGTTCCAACCATAATCGCCCCTTGCGTGATCAAACCAGCCTTAGTTTTGTCTCAATTGCAACGCCTATAATCTTGCAGTTTCCATTGATTGGCACGAGAGGCCATGCAGGATTAAGTCCCTTGAGGTATTTATTTCCGCCGTCGATTATCAGCTTCTTGAATGTTGCTTCGTTAGAGTCAGAAAGTTTTGCTATGACCAAGCTGCCGTTGATCGCCTCCCTTCCGGTATCGAAAAGAACGAATGTTCCCTCTGGAATGCTTAACCCAACCGGTGCCGTCATTGAATCACCTTCCACTTTAAGCCAGAACGCATTACCTTGAATATGCGCGTCAGACTCAAGCCAAACATCTATGTCTTTAATGGTGTATGGTTCGCATGCTTCACACCACGAGCCAGCCTGGATACTGCTTAACACCGGATACCTCTTTCCTGCTCTGTATTCCCCTGCATACCTTACGTTGGCATCGCTCTTAAGGCTTTCTGCCTGTTCTGCAACCTTGGCAGCAATTGACTGGCTAAAATCAGCAATTGAGACTTGCAACAATCGTGCAAAACCAGATGCAACCTCAACGTTTAGCGCGTTTCTGCCATTAAGATAATGCCCTACCGCTCCTTGGGTGATACCCAGTTCATCAGCGATTGAGTATTGGGTTATTCCCAATTCTTTCTTTTTTGACTCATACAAAGCCTTAAGACGCTTAGCGTCTTCGAGCTGTTCTGTCGTCAGTGATTTTTTATTTTCCATAGCTTAATTCTAATAGCTAAGGTACTTAAACTAAAAATACCCTAAGTATTGATTGCTTTGAATACCTGTAGTATTCTTTGTTCATGGTTAATAACGGAGAGTGCATATGATTCGAATGACACTTGCCGATTACGCCAAAATCCATGGACAGGCTAAAGCAGCCAGTGACTTTGGTGTAATCCAGTGCGCTATCAGCAAGGCCATTCTGGCAGGCCGTAACATCATGGTTACGGTAAAGCCTGATGGCAGTGTGATTGGAGAGGAAGTTCGTCCTTTCCCAAGCAACAAGAAAAACAAATAGTAACACCGCTCTTTAACAGTCATGGTCATCATTCCCGCCGAAATGCGGGAATACAACGCGCATACGTTGATGCGCATAACTTCTTATTTGTTAAGGAAATACTTACATATGGAACTTACAAGTACTCGCAAGAAAGCGAATGCAATTACAAGCAACATCCTGAATCGAATTGCTGTACGTGGTCAGCGAAAGGTTGCTGATGCATTAGGGATCAATGAATCGCAAATTTCGCGATGGAAAGACAGCTTTATCCCAAAGATGGCCATGCTTCTGGCTGTACTGGAGTGGGGTGTTGAAGACGAGGAGTTGGCGGAACTGGCTAAGAAAGTAGCCAGAATGCTGACAAAAGAAAAAGCCCCGAAGAACGGCGAATTCTTCGAGGCCTGATGTAGAAAGACTGGATCAATCCACAGGAGTAATTATGACATACGAAAATGACAAATTCCAGGTTCTGAAGAGCATGAAGGTGCCAGATGATTTTAAATCAAATGGCTTTGTTTATGTGCTTTCGAATGAGTGCATGCCAGGAATTTATAAGATTGGGATGACTAAGCATTCACCAGAAGTTAGGGCTAAAGAAATTTCAGCCTCTACTGGCGTTCCTAAGCCATTTAAGGTGATAGCAGCCTTTCATTCAAATAATCCCGCATCAGATGAAAAACTCATTCATAAAGCCTTTGCAAAAGAGAGGCTTAGTGATAATCGAGAGTTTTTCAAGCTTGAAGATAATGATCTTTCTGAATCTCTAAATGAAATAAGGGCGCTGGTTGGCCCTGAAAGAAATGGCGAGACGGCAGAATACGCAATTTACGACTCATTCATTTCTTTTCGCCATGAAAATGAGCTTGATCTTAATGAGGAGCTTATAGAGCAAGGTCTGGGTAGTGTAGTTGGTCATCTTCCTGCGGTGAAAAATTTCCTTATTCGCGCCGGAATTGCTTACGCGAAGCAACTGATAAGCAAATATAACTCATCGATAGTTATTAATACAGATGGCAGTGTGGTGATGGTTAAGTCTCTTGAAGCCCAATGCTTTGATGCGGAGGTTGGAAATGAGCCTGGCTGAAGTATTTTACCTGCCGAAGAGTGAACCTGTTGAACAGGAGCGAAGAGTGGCTGATATCGATGATGGTTACACCAGATTCGCTAACGAGCTGCTGGAAGCTATCGCAAGTGCCGATTTAACCGCTCGCCAGTTGAAAGTTATGCTGGCCTACGTCCGGAAAACATATGGATTCAATAAGAAAACAGATCGAATAGCCGATGAGCAAATTGCTCAGTTAACAGGACTGTCAAGGCAGAATGTTAACAAGGCTAAAAAAGAACTGATTTCAATGAATTGCCTGTTTATGGATGGAAATCAAATCGGTGTAAACAGTGAGGTATCTGCGTGGCAATTCAGCAAGTGTCTCCAAGTTAGCAACTTTGTCTCGAAGTTAGAGACAAAAAATGTCTCCAAATTAGAGACACTCAATGTCTCGAAGTTAGAGACACACAAAAGACATTCTTTAAAGACAAAAGAAAATATTAATAACCCCCCTATATCCCCCAAAAAAGTTTCTCAGAAGTTCGACCCGCTAGAAACAGAGTTGCCTGATTGGTTATCAGCAGAAACATGGTTGTCGTGGGTTACCTATCGCAAGGAGATAGGTAAGTCGATCAAGTCTAAGCAAAGTGTCACTCAGGCTATCAACGTTCTAAGCAGAAGTCTGGAGAAGGGATATACACCTGAAGAAATTATAAACCAGAGCATCGCCAGTGGTTGGCAGGGGATTTTTGAGCCCAAGACTTCAAAGGGGAAATCTCAACCGAGGCCGCAGCATCGAGCTATGCAGGAAAACTTTGCCACCAAAGATTACGGACAAACTGAAATGCCTTCATGGGCGCAGGAGTGAACATGACGCTGGATGAAAAGATCTTCCAACTGGAGAAAAAACTTGCAGAATTGAGTTCTCCGCCAATTGCTATCGAGCATACAGCTGTAGAAATTGGCACTGGCATCTGTGAAAAACATGGTGAGTTTGAGCAGCGTAACCGTTACTCGACTGGGCCAATTAAGTTTGCCTCAAGACCTAGCGAATGCCCGGAATGCATGAGAGATGAGCTTATTCGGCTACAGGCAGAGAAGATTAAAATCGACGAGGAATCACGTAAGCGCAATGTCGAGTTTCTGTTGAATAATCTTGATATTCCTGAACGATTCAAGGGTTGCACACTACAGAACTACGAGCCAGTCAACGACGATGCAAAGAGAGTGCTCAGGGTGTGTCAGGCATACGCCAGCAAATGGCCTGAGAGGTTACAGAAAGGCGGTGGGCTGGTTATGTGTGGAAAGCCTGGTACTGGAAAGAATCATCTTGCACTGGCTATCGCCTGGCACGCAATTACGGAACATCAAAGCTCAGCTATTTTCACAACGGCGCTGAAAATTGCCAGAGAATATAAATCAACATGGTCGAAAAACTCCACCCGCACTGAGGATGAAGTGATCCGACAGTTCACTAAACCTGACCTGCTAATTATCGATGAGGTTGGTGTGCAGTTTGGAAGCGAGGCGGAAAAGATGATCATGTTCGAAATCATCAACACCCGCTACGAGCGTATGAAGCCAACAATCCTGATTAGCAACCAGAGCAAAGATGAACTGTCTGCATTCATTGGTGAGCGTGTTATTGACAGGATGAATGATGGCGGCGGATGCACCCTTGCGTTTACATGGGATAGTTACAGGAGCAGATCGTGACTGGAAAAGAAATCATCCTGGAATATCTGAAAACTCATGAACAATTCTCCCCACATGAATTAGCACTGATCACCGGAATACCAAATAACAGAATCGCTCAAGCAGCAAGGCATATGGTGAAACAAGGACATTTGAGTGTTGTTGAGCGTAAGTGGAAGACGGTTATTTATGCAAAACGCAAAGTGAAGAAGGAGCCAATTAAAAGAAATCCAGATGGTACGGGGTGGGGATGTGCAAATCCAATGACGGCGTTTATTAATAGGGCGCTTATGGAGGTAAGGCAATGACCATCTACATCACTGAGCTAATAACAGGCCTGCTGGTAATCGCAGGCCTTTTTATTTGGGGGAGAGGGAAGTCATGAAAAAACTAACCTTTGAAATTCGATCTCCAGCACATCAGCAAAACGCTATTCACGCAGTACAGCAAATTCTTCCAGACCCAACCAAACCAATCGTAGTAACCATTCAGGAACGCAACCGCAGCTTAGACCAAAACCGAAAGCTTTGGGCTTGCCTTGGTGACGTCTCTCGTCAGGTTGAATGGCATGGTCGCTGGCTGGATGCAGAAAGTTGGAAGTGTGTGTTTACCGCAGCATTAAAGCAGCAGGACGTTGTTCCTAACCTTGCCGGGAATGGCTTTGTGGTAATAGGCCAGTCAACCAGCAGGATGCGTGTAAGCGAATTTGCGGAGCTATTAGAGCTTATACAGGCATTCGGTACAGAGCGTGGCGTTAAGTGGTCAGACGAAGCGCGACTGGCTCTCGAATGGAAAGCGCGATGGGGAGATCGGGCAGCATGACTATCAAATCAAATACGCCAGCACACGACAAGGACTGCTGGCAAACGCCGCTTTGGCTTTTTGATGCACTGGATATTGAGTTTGGATTCTGGCTGGATTCGGCAGCGAGCGACAAAAATGCTCTGTGTGCTCACTGGCTAACTGAGGCCGACGACGCGCTCAATTCTGAGTGGGTAAGCCACGGTGCAATCTGGAATAACCCACCGTACAGCAATATCAGGCCGTGGGTGGAAAAAGCCGCTGAGCAGTGCATACAACAGCGACAGACGGTAGTTATGCTTGTGCCAGAGGATATGTCAGTCGGATGGTTCAGCAAGGCTCTGGAGAGTGTCGACGAAGTTCGCATTATCACTGATGGACGGATTAATTTTATCGAACCATCGACAGGGTTGGAGAAGAAGGGAAACAGCAAAGGCTCCATGCTGCTGATTTGGCGACCGTTCATCAGTCCTCGACGGATGTTTACTACCGTATCCAAAGCGGCATTGATGGCGATCGGGCAGGGCGTCAGGAGGGCGGCATGAGGCGACAGCGACGAAGTATCACCGACATCATCTGCGAAAACTGCAAATACCTTCCAACGAAACGCTCCAGAAATAAACGCAAGCAAATCCCAAAAGAATCTGACGTAAAAACCTTCAACTACACGGCTCACCTGTGGGATATCCGGTGGCTAAGACATCGTGCGAGGAAATGACAATGGATTATTCACAGTTAAGTGATTTTGAAATTAACGTGGCGGTATTCGAAGCCATTCATAACGGATCACCGGATTACAAAGAAGGTGAGAATGGCGATATGGTGTTTGTCTCATTTGAGGGAGACATTGTAAACGGATACGCAGTTGAAGTAGAAGTTGAGCGCGGATCCTTTAACCCATGCGCAAACCCAGCAGACGCATGGCCGATTATTGAAAAATACAGGATTAGCATTATCAATCTCGATGAAGACGAGTGGGGTGCACGCGGTGTGGCCTACTGTAAATCTAAGCGAGCTATACATGAAAATCCCCTCCGCGCCGCCATGATTGTCTTTCTCATGATGCAGAGAATCCAATAATGCTTAGCCCATCCCAATCCATTCAATACCAGAAAGAAAGCGTCGAGCGGGCTTTAACGTGCGCTAATTGCGGTCAAAAGCTGCATGTGCTGGAAGTTCACGTGTGTGAGCACTGCTGCGCAGAACTGATGAGCGATCCGAATAGCTCAATGTACGAGGAAGAAGACGATGAGTGATTACCTGAAATGGTATCTCTGCCACCGCTGGTTAATTAAGTTTGCTGTAAAAGACTGGATGACAGCGGATGCCAACAAGCTTAAGCAAAGAAAAGACTATTACTACGCCAGAATGAAGGAAAACTACTGCTCAATTCGCACTCGCATATTTATTAAAAAAGACCTTCAGTCAATTCTTCAATTGCGAGGGAAGGTAAATGGCTAACCTACGCAAAGAAGCGCGCGGCAGAGAATGCCAGGTACGTATTTACGGCGTATGCAATGGCAATCCTGAAACTACAGTTCTGGCACATTACCGGATGGCTGGAATTTGCGGAACGGGAATGAAACCTGACGACATGATCGGCGCATGGGCTTGTAGCGCGTGTCACGATGAAATCGACCGACGCACCCATAACCTCGACAACAAAGACGCCAGACTTTACCACCTCGAAGGCGTGATCAGGACGCAGGCGATACTGCTGAAGGAGGGGAAGATTAAGTCATGAACGAATATCAGTTTGTGCTTCCATACCCGCCGTCGGTGAACACCTACTGGCGAAGACGGGGAAGCCAATACTACATCAGCGATAAAGGCCAGAAATACCGAAAAGACGTTCAGCAAATCATCCGCCAACTCAAGTTAGACATTTTCACCAAATCACGACTACGAATCAAAATAATCGCAGACATTCCGGACTCACGTCGCCGCGATCTCGACAACATCCTTAAATGCTTGCTCGACTCCCTTATCCACGCCGGATTTGCGGAAGACGACGAGCAATTCGATGACATTCGCGTAATTCGTGGTGTGAAAGTACCAGGCGGAAGGCTTGGAATAAAAATCACCGAACTGGAGAACGTATGAACGCCACAATTCAAACGATACCAGAGCTTCTTATCCAGACACGAGGCAATCAGACCGAAGTGGCGAGGATGCTTTCCTGCGCAAGAGGAACAGTGCTCAAGTACAACCGAGACAGCAAAGGCGAGCGTCATGTAATAGTTAACGGCGTCCTGATGGTCAAACAGGGCAAGAGGGGAAGACGATGAGCATAAGAGAACTAAATCTCACCAAAGAGCAGCACGAGTGGCTGAATGGCTGGCTTGAACTGTGGGGCGCATGGGTTTATTCAGGTCGTCTGGAAAAGCGCATGAGCAGCGTAATAGCGAAGTTCATGGAGAGCGTAGAGCCGGGAAGAGTTATGACAAGGCCAATGTGCAATGATGATGATGGAATGTTGATTTCTCAGGTCGTCGATTCCGTCATGTACATTGACAAAAAAGCCTTTGGGATCCTCCTCAGCTACTACGCTCATGGTTCATCTAAGCGAGCAATTGCATCCTACTATCACGCGACTGCAAAGCCACGCAAGATGTGTGGACGTGGTGGCGAGGGATGGAGAAAACCTTCACTGGCAACCTGTAGAAACGAAATTGACGACATCCTGAAAGCGTCGTTATTTGTTTTGTACCAACCAATGCAAAATGCTTTCAAAATGCGTAAACGTGTTGAGAAAGTTAAGCATGTTGCTGTTAAAAGCCTTGACATGCAATTAGCCATTTAGCCATAATTAGCAGGTAAGCTGCCGTTAGTGACTCTTAAGTTGCAACGGTGGCTTTTTTATTTGCACAACAGGTAAGAGCATTCTCCCTTATGGGGCTTGGCTTAAATGCACCGAGTGCTCTTATCGTTGTGCTGAATTAAGCGAATGCCGGAAGCAGAACCGGATCACCAAATGCGTACAGGCGTCATCGCCGCCCAGCAACAGCACAACCTAAACTGAGCCGTAGCCACTGGCTATCCTGAATTCATCAGTGATAGTTACGCTGCGGCCTTCTACACATGATCTTCGTGAAAGCGGGTGGCAGGAGGTCGCGCTAACAACCTCCTGCCGTTTTGCCCGTGCATATCGGTCACGAACAAATCTGATTACTAAACACAGTAGCCTGGATTTGTTCTATCAGTAATCGACCTTATTCCTAATTAAATAGAGCAAATCCCCTTATTGGGGGTAAGACATGAAGATGCCAGAAAAACATGACCTGTTAGCCGCCATTCTCGCGGCAAAGGAACAAGGCATCGGGGCAATCCTTGCGTTTGCAATGGCGTACCTTCGCGGCAGATATAATGGCGGTGCGTTTACAAAAACAGTAATCGACGCAACGATGTGCGCCATTATCGCCTGGTTCATTCGTGACCTTCTCGACTTCGCCGGATTAAGTAGCAATCTCGCTTATATAACGAGCGTGTTCATCGGCTACATCGGTACTGACTCGATTGGTTCGCTTATCAAACGCTTCGCTGCTAAAAAAGCCGGAGTAGAAGATGGTGGAAATCAATAATCAACGTAAGGCGTTCCTCGATATGCTGGCGTGGTCGGAGGGAACTGATAACGGACGTCAGAAAACCAGAAATCATGGTTATGACGTCATTGTAGGCGGAGAGCTATTCACTGATTACTCCGATCACCCTCGCAAACTTGTCACGCTAAACCCAAAACTCAAATCAACAGCAGCCGGACGTTACCAGCTTCTTTCCCGTTGGTGGGATGCCTATCGCAAGCAGCTCGGACTGAAAGACTTCTCTCCGAAAAGCCAGGACGCTGTGGCACTGCAACAGATTAAAGAGCGTGGCGCTTTACCGATGATTGATCGCGGTGATATCCGTCAGGCTATCGACCGTTGCAGCAATATCTGGGCTTCACTGCCTGGCGCTGGTTATGGTCAGTTCGAGCATAAGGCTGACAGCCTGATTGCAAAATTCAAAGAAGCGGGTGGAACGGTCAGAGAGATTGAGGTATGAGCAGAGTAACCGCGATTATCTCCGCTCTGGTTATCTGCATCATCGTCTGTCTGTCATGGGCTGTTAATCATTACCGTGATAACGCCATGACCTACAAAGAGCAGCGCGATAAAGCCACATCCATCATCGCTGATATGCAGAAGCGTCAACGTGATGTAGCTGAACTCGATGCCAGATACACAAAGGAGCTTGCTGATGCTAACGCGACTATCGAAAGTCTCCGTGCTGATGTTTCTGCTGGGCGTAAGCGCCTGCAGGTCGCCGCCACCTGTGCAAAGTCAACGACCGGAGCCAGCGGCATGGGCGATGGAGAAAGCCCAAGACTTACAGCAGATGCTGAACTCAATTATTACCGTCTCCGAAGTGGAATCGACAGGATAACCGCGCAGGTTAACTACCTGCAGGAATACATCAGGACGCAATGCCTTCGATGATAGCGATAATTTTACTCATCATCCTTCACATCTGGCTCTGTAGACAGGGTGGTGATCACTTCTGGAGTGAATCCAGATTAAACATCTCATTGCTGATGCTTGATATTGAGCATCTGGCGCGCGGTAAGGGGCTGCGTTGAGATAAGAGCCAGTTCATTACAAAGCCTATCTACTGGTGGGCTTGATAATGAAACCGGAATTTATTCTGGGTAACCAGTTACGGCAGTACCGCGAAACAACCCAAGCCAGTAAGTGGGGAAATAACACTGGCAGCCACTGAAAGATGAACCTCCTGCCTTATGGCAAAAAAGATTCTTTGTGGTGGCGGACTGATGGAAAGACATCGGTTATTGCAGAGGCCATTCAATGAGTGGTCTCGACAATGGCTTATACCCTACACGGGATAACTTAACTGATATCCCTTTTAACGGATAAACGGAGCCAACAATGGCAGAGATTATTCCCATGACTGAAGAACAGAAATTCAAGTTAGAAATTTACCGACTGCTATCTAAGAACAATTCAGCGGCAGAGGAAGCGTTTGCATTCATTGGTGCTGACCAGTTGAAACTGGAATTGTTCAAGTTGCACTACAACGATGGCGGTGCAAATCCAGACTTCACATCTCGCACTATCGAAGCGGTGCGTAAATCGAAGGAAGCGTTAGACCTGTTCACTACCGGAGGGTAAGAGATGACTGAACAAGAAATGCCGAGATACCAGTGCCACAAAAAAGTTCGCGCCCTGAAGATTGGCTCTATAGAACATAAGCCAAACCCAGATCAGTCTGGTAAGACTGGCTCTTCTAGTTATGGGGCAATTATTCATCCGGATGATAAGAAATACGCAGCATTTGATGTTAGCGCGGAATATATCTGTAAGCACCGACCAATGTCTGGAGGCTATTACGTTGTCTATGAGGATGGATATGAATCATATTCTCCTGCTGAGGTATTTGAGTCTGGATATTCAAAATTATAGGAATCCTCTATGACAAGCGTCGTTGATCTTGGTAAGGAGAAGAAATTCCCAATTACTCAAGAGCTATACGAGCGGCTGGAAAGCGTCATTCATGATTACGATGGTGAAATCAGTTTATGCGAGGCGATTGGCACACTCGAATTGCTGAAGCAGTCACTGATTGAAGGCGCGAAAGAGTCCTCAGCCTGAAATGACAATTAAGTGAGATAAATATGGCAGCACCAAAGGGCAACCGATTTTGGGAGGCCCGCAGTAGTCATGGGAGAAACCCTAAATTCGAATCGCCTGAGGCGCTGTGGGCTGCTTGTTGTGAATACTTCGAGTGGGCTGATGATAACCCACTATGGGAGGGTAAGGTATTTTCATATCAGGGAGAAATAATTAAGGCTAATGTCCCTAAGATGCGAGCCATGACTATTTCAGGATTGTGTACCTTCCTTGATATCACCAGGCAAACGTGGGGAACCTTCCGGTCAATGGAAGGTTTTTCTGACGTCACATCACGAGCGGAAGACATCATCTACGACCAGAAATTCTCTGGCGCAGCCGCTGACCTTCTCAACGCTAACATAATCGCCCGCGATTTGGGCCTCAAAGAGCAGTCGCAAGTTGAAGACGTGACACCTGATAAGGGAGATCGCGATAAGCGACGCTCTCGTATCAAGGAGCTTTTCAACCGTGGAACTGGACGCGATTCTTGATAACCTGAGCGACGAAGAGCAAATCGAATTGCTCGAGCTACTCGAAGAAGAAGAGAACTACCGGAACACACACCTGCTATATGAATTTACGCCATACAGCAAACAGCGTGAGTTCATCGACGCCGGGCATGACTATCCAGAGCGCTGTTTTATGGCTGGTAACCAGCTTGGTAAGTCATTTACTGGTGCTGCTGAAGTCGCGTTTCACCTTACAGGGCGTTATCCGGGCACAAAAGGCTATCCTGCTGATGGTAAATATGGCGGTGAGTGGAAAGGTAAGCGTTTCTATGAGCCTGTTGTCTTCTGGATTGGCGGCGAGACAAACGAGACTGTAACCAAAACGACTCAACGCATCCTGTGCGGTCGTATCGAAGAGAATGATGAGCCTGGCTACGGTTCCATACCGAAAGAAGACATCATTAGCTGGAAGAAGTCTCCTTTCTTTCCGAACCTTGTTGATCATCTTCTGGTTAAGCATCACACGGCTGATGGCGTTGAAGATGGCATTTCAATCTGCTACTTCAAACCATACTCGCAAGGCCGCGCTCGCTGGCAGGGTGACACAATCCACGGCGTGTGGTTTGACGAAGAGCCACCATACAGCATTTATGGCGAAGGTCTTACCCGTACCAACAAATACGGGCAATTCTCAATTCTGACGTTTACCCCGCTGATGGGGATGTCTGACGTTGTTACCAAGTTCCTGAAGAATCCCAGCAAGTCGCAGAAAGTGGTCAACATGACCATCTATGACGCTGAGCACTACACCGACGAGCAGAAAGAGCAAATCATCGCATCATATCCTGAGCATGAGAGAGAGGCGCGTGCTCGCGGTATTCCTACGATGGGTAGCGGGCGAATCTTCCAGATACCGGAAGAGACGATTAAGTGTCAGCCGTTTGAGTGCCCTGATCACTTCTACGTAATTGGCGGGATGGATTTCGGATGGGATCACCCGCAGGCGCAGGTTCAGCTTTGGTGGGATAAGGACGCAGACACAATCTACGTTTCACGCGTGTGGAAGGCGAAAGAAAAAACAGCCGTTCAGGCATGGGGAGCTGTTAAATCATGGGCGCATAAAGTGCCAACAGCATGGCCTCATGACGGAAACCAGCATGAGAAGGGCGGCGGTGAGCAGCTCAAAGGGCAGTATGCAGATGCTGGTTTTATGATGTTGCAGGAGCATGCGACATGGCCTGATGGCGGTAATGCTGTTGAGCCTGGCATCACTGAATTGCGAGACATGATGCTTGATGGTCGCTTCAAAGTATTCAACACCTGTGAGCCATTCTTTGAGGAGTTTCGCCTCTATCACCGTGATGAAAACGGGAAGATCGTCAAGCTTAACGATGACGTTCTCTCCGCCGTTCGCTATGCATACATGATGCGCCGCTTCGCCAAAATGATGCGCGACATCAAAAAACCAAAAGAGAAAAAGATACCAGCCCCAATCAGGCCCATCGCACGGAGAACTTAAATGGCCGACGAAAACAGACTCAATTCCATTCTGTGTAAGTTTGACGCAGACTGGATGGCGAGCGATGAAGCCAGAACCGAGGCGACAAATGACCTGTATTTTAGCCGAGTGTCGCAATGGGATGACTGGCTATCAAACTACACCACCCTGCAATATCGCGGACAATTCGATGTTGTTCGCCCGGTGGTCAGGAAACTGGTCGCAGAGATGCGCCGGAACCCTATCGACGTTCTCTTCCGACCCAAAGACGGCGCTAATCATGATGCAGCCGATGTGTTGATGGGGATGTATCGTACTGATATGCGCCATAACACGGCAAAGATTGCCGTTAACGTTGGCGTTCGTGAGCAGATAGAGTCCGGCGTTGGTGCATGGCGTCTGGTCACACAGTACGAAGACAACGACCCAACAAGCAACAATCAGGTAATCAGACGCCTGCCAATTCATGAAGCCTGCTCACACGTCATATGGGACGCCAACAGCAAGCAGATGGATAAGAGCGACGCTAAGCACTGCACGGTGATTAACGCCTTGTCGCGCAATGGCTGGAAAGAGTTCGCAGAGGATTACGGTATTGATCCGGACACCTTGCCATCTTTCCAGAATCCGAACGATACATGGCTGTTTCCGTGGGTATCGAATGATGTCGTCTACGTCGCTGAGTATTACGAGGTCGAAGAGAAGAAAGAGAAGGTCTTCATCTACCGCGACCCGCTGACAGGTGAGCCGGTCAGCTATTACCAGCAGGATATCAAAGACGTCATCGACGACCTGGCTAATCGTGGATTCATTAAGGTAGCAGAGCGTAAGGTCAAGCGTCGGCGTGTGTATAAGTCGATCATCACCTGCACGCAGATACTGAAAGACCGCGAGAAGATAGCCGGAGAGCATATTCCAATCGTTCCAGTGTATGGCGAATGGTCATTCGCTGGTGACAAGGAGTGCTACGAAGGAGTGGTAAGGCTGACGAAAGACGGTCAGCGCCTTCGTAACATGATCATGTCGTTCAACGCCGATATCGTTGCTCGTTCACCGAAGAAGAAACCGACCTTCTTCCCTGAGCAAGTCGAAGGCTACGAATACATGTACGGTGGAAATGATGACTATCAGTACTATCTGCAGAACAGGACCGATGAAAACGGTAACGACCTGCCGATTGGTCCAATCTCCTACATGGAAAACCCTGAAGTGCCGCAAGCCAACGCTTACATGCTTGAGGCTGCCACCAACGCAGTGAAAGAGGTGGCTAGTCTTGGCGTGGATGCGCAGGCGGCAAATGGTCAGGTCGCTTTCGATACCGTCAATCAACTGAACATGCGGGCAGACCTTGAGACATACGTGTTTCAGGATAACCTGGCTACCGCAATGCGACGTGATGGCGAGATTTATGCCTCAATGGTCAACGATATTTATGACGTTCCTCGTCATGTAACGCTGACACTTGAAGATGGAAGCGAGAAAGACGTTCAACTCTATGCGCAAGTTGTCGATTACCAGTCCGGCAATGTGGTCACACTCAACGACATTCGTGGTCGATATGAGTGCTATACAGACGTTGGGCCATCCTTCCAGAGTATGAAGGAACAGAACCGCGCAGAGATTCAGGAGTTGCTCACCAAGGTTCCGCAAGGTACTCCAGAGTTCCAGATGCTGATGCTGCAATACTTCACGCTGCTTGACGGTAAAGGCGTCGAGATGATGCGAGAGTACGCGAACAAGCAACTGGTAATGATGGGGCTGAAGAAACCAGAAACACCTGAAGAGATGGAGATGGTGCAACAGGCACAACAACAGCCGCAGCAGCCATCAGCAGAGCAAATTCAGGCGCAGGGTATCCTTCTGCAAGGTCAGGCTGAATTGCTCAAGGCAGAGAACCAACAGGCGCAGATTCAGGTTGAAGCTGCCAAGGTTGAAGCTCAAAACCAACTCAACGCCGCGAAGATTGCAGAAATCTTCAACAATATGGATCTCGACAAGCAGGCAGAACTGCGTGAGTACCTCAAGCTCGTAGGTCAATTCCAGCAACAGCGCAGCAAAGATGCTCGTGCTAACGCTGAGCTGCTTCTTAAAGATGCAGACCAGACTCATTCACAACGCATGGATTTCGCGAATCTTATGCGTCAAGTTCAAATCCCCTCCGGCGGAGTAGCCGAGACACCTCAATAAGAGAGAGTTAATCATGGACCAAACCACCGACATTCAGGCTTCTGAAGAATTAACCCTGCCCGGCAATCATGCAGCGGCATCTGCTGATGGCTTAGTTGTCGATAATGCCAACGACAACGCAGGTCAGGAAGAAGGCTTCGAGATTGTCCTGAAAGACGATGAGAAACCAAAACAAGACCCGGCAACTAATGCTGAATTTGCCCGTCGCCGCATCGAACGCAAACGCCAGCGTGAGCTTGAGCAGCAGATGGAAGCGGTTAAGCGTGGAGAGTTGCCGGAGCACCTGCGGGTGAACCCTGAGTTACCAAAACAACCAGACCCTAACGATTATCTTTCCGAAGATGCACTGGCTAAGTACGACTATGACCAGAGCCGCGCACTGGCTGCCTTCCAGCAGGCAAACAGTGAATGGCAGATCAAGGCTATGGACGCACGAAGCCAGGCTGTCGCCGAGCAGGGTCGCAAAACTCAGGAGTTCACCCAGCAATCAGCGCAATACGTCGAGGCAGCCCGTAAGCACTACGACGCAGCGGAAAAGCTCAATATCCCTGACTATCAGGAGAAAGAGGATGCATTCATGCAACTGGTGCCGCCAGCAGTCGGTGCCGACATCATGCGCCTCTTCCCGGAGAAATCCGCTGCTCTCATGTATCACCTTGGTGCTAATCCTGAGAAAACACGCCAGTTGCTGGCGATGGACGGGCAATCCGCGCTGATTGAACTCACTCGACTGTCAGAACGTTTAACTCTCAAGCCTCGAGCCAAGCCTGTTTCAGAAGCCCCGTTACCTGATGAACCCATTCAGGGACACGCTGTTGCTGCAAATATCTCTGCGATTGAAAAGCAGATGGAAGCGGCAGCAAACAAAGGGGATGTAGAGACATACCGCAAGCTCAAGGCGCAACTGAATAAAGGAATTCGATAATGGCATTAAATGAAGGTCAACTGGTCACGTATGCTCTGGATGAAATCATCGAAACCGTCCAGAACCTGACGCCAATGGCGTCTAAAGTGACAAAATACACCCCTCCGGCAGAATCCATGCAGCGTTCAAGCAACACCGTGTGGATGCCTGTTGAGCAGGAAGCGCCAACCCAGACTGGCTGGGATTTAACTGGCAACGCAACCGGGATTCTGGAACTCTCCGTGAAATGCAACATGGGCGATCCGGATAACGATTTCTTCGAGCTTCGTGCAGATGACCTGCGTGATGAGCGTTCTTACCGTCGCCGCATCCAGGCATCCGCCAAAAAACTGGCGAATAACATTGAGTCAGCGATTGCCAAACAGGCAACTGAAATGGGCTCGCTTGTTGTTCACGATACCCGCGCAATTGGTCCATCTACTGGCCTGTCTGGCTGGGATTTTGTGTCTGATGCAGAGCGCCTGATGTTCTCCCGTGAGCTAAACCGCGATATGGGCATCAGTTACTTCCTGAACCCTGACGATTACCGCAAAGCAGGCCGCAACCTGGTAGATGGTGACATCTTTGGGCGCGTTCCTGAAGAAGCGTATCGCAACGGTACTATTCAGCGTCAGATTGCTGGCTTTGATGAAATTCTTCGCTCACCGAAACTTCCGGCAGTTACCAAGTCAACCGCTACTGGTGTAACTGTTTCTGGTGCGCAGAAGTTTAAGCCGCAGGCATACACCCTTGATACCGATGGTAACAAAGAGAACGTCGACAACCGTGTTGCAACGGTGACCGTATCCTCCACCACCGGATTTAAGCGCGGCGACAAAATCAGCTTCACTGGTGTGAAATTCCTGTCTCAGATGGCGAAGAACGTGCTGACTGATGACGCGACTTTCTCAATCACCCGTGTGATCGATGGTACTCACATCGAAATCACGCCGAAGCCGATTGCGCTTGATGACGCTTCACTGACAAAAGAAGAGAAGGCTTACGCTAACGTAAATACTTCTCTTGCTAATAACACTCCGGTAAACGTTCTGAACGTGGCAACAACCACCGCTAACGTGTTCTGGGCTGATGACTCAATCCGTCTGCTTTCTCAGCCGATCCCGGTAACCCATGAACTGTTTGCTGGCATGAAAACGTCTTCCTTCAGCATTCCAGGTATTGGTGTTAACGGCATCTTCGCAACGCAGGGTGATATCAACACTCTGTCTGGTAAGTGCCGTATTGCTGTGTGGTATTCAGCATGTGCTGTACGACCAGAGGCAATTGGTGTTGGTCTGCCTAACCAGACCGCGTGATAACCAGAGGGAGCTTCGGCTCCCTTTTCTATCTGGAGACAAGCATGACACACATGATCTTTCGTCATGGCGACATGAAGAAGTGGAAAGGCGTTGGCTACGACTTTGAAATCGTGAAAGCCGAAGAGCTTCAGGAATATCTGGATGCTGGTTGGTTTTCACATCCTGATGACCTTTTGAAGGATGTTGCAGAGCCAGAGCCAGAGCCAGAGCCAGAGCCAGAGCCAGAGCCAGAGCCAGAGCCAGAGCCAGAGCCAGAGCCAGAAGAAAAACAGCGTAAAAAGCCTGGTCGAAAACCTAAGGCGGCAGCAGATGAACCTGACAACGAAGGGTGATTTAGTTCTTGCGGCATTACGTAAGCTCGGTGTGGCATCAAATGCCACGTTAACCGATGTCGAACCGCAGTCTATGGAAGACGGCGTCAACGACCTTGAAATGATGATGGCTGAATGGCTTGGCGGTGATGCGTCACCTGGTATCAACGTTGGCTACATTTTTGCTGATGCAGATGTTGCTCCGGATCCGGGCGATGAGCACGGTTTATCAAATAACGCTATCAATGCCGTCATTTTCAACCTTGCCTGCCGAATTGCTCCAGATTATGCGCTGGAAGCGTCTGCAAAACTTATAACCACTGCCAGATACGGGAAAGAGCGACTCGTCAAACTGTCTGCAATGGACAGGGCAAAAGCAGCTAAATGTAAGTCCGGTTATCCAAACCGTATGCCTGTTGGTAGTGGTAACCAGTTTGCGAAGTGGAATGGTTGGAATTACTTCCACCGAAAGGAATCTTGCGATAACGGGAGCGAATAATGCCTATTCAGCAACTTCCGCTTATGAAAGGTGTCGGCAAAGACTTCCGAAACGCCGATTATATCGACTATCTGCCAGTGAATATGTTGGCTACACCCAAAGAAATCCTCAACAGTAGCGGATATCTTCGCTCATTCCCGGGCATTGCCAAACGTTCTGATGTGAACGGTGTATCTCGAGGCGTCGAGTACAACATGGCGCAGAGTGCTGTATATCGCGTGTGTGGGGGCAAGTTGTATAAGGGCGAAAGTGAAGTCGGCGATGTTGCCGGAAGTGGTCGTGTATCATTGGCTCATGGTAGGACATCACAGGCGGTTGGCGTTAACGGGCAACTGGTCGAGTATCGCTATGATGGCACGGTTAAAACCGTCTCAAACTGGCCTACAGACAGCGGATTCACGCAGTATGAGTTAGGTTCGGTCCGTGACATTACGCGTTTACGTGGGCGTTATGCGTGGTCAAAAGACGGTACTGATTCATGGTTTATCACTGACCTTGAAGACGAATCGCATCCTGACCGTTACAGCGCACAATATCGCGCAGAATCGCAGCCGGACGGTATCCTCGGCATCGGAACATGGCGAGACTTCATCGTCTGCTTTGGTTCATCGACTATTGAATATTTCTCCCTGACTGGCGCAACCACCGTTGGTGCTGCTTTGTATGTCGCGCAGCCATCGCTGATGGTGCAAAAAGGCATCGCCGGGACTTACTGCAAAACGCCGTTTGCTGATTCCTATGCGTTTATCAGCAATCCGGCAACAGGTGCGCCGTCTGTATACATCATCGGCTCCGGTCAGGTGTCACCAATCGCCAGCGCGAGCATTGAGAAAATACTACGCTCCTACACTGCTGATGAACTGGCTGATGGCGTGATGGAATCGTTGCGCTTTGATGCGCATGAGTTGCTGATTATCCATCTTCCGCGCCACGTACTCGTGTACGACGCATCTTCAAGCGCCAATGGTCCGCAATGGTGTGTACTGAAAACAGGCCTGTATGACGATGTGTACCGCGCTATCGACTTCATTTACGAAGGCAATCAAATAACGTGCGGCGATAAGCTGGAGTCCGTGACCGGGAAATTGCAATTCGACATCAGCAGCCAGTACGACAAGCAACAGGAACACCTGCTGTTTACTCCGTTGTTCAAAGCGGATAACGCCAGAGTGTTCGACCTTGAGGTTGAATCGTCAACTGGCGTTGCGCAGTATGCTGACCGCCTGTTCCTCTCTGCAACCACTGACGGCATAAATTACGGGCGTGAGCAGATGATTGAGCAGAATGAACCGTTCGTTTACGACAAACGCGTTTTGTGGAAGCGAGTAGGGCGCATCAGGAAAAATGTTGGCTTCAAATTGCGCGTTATCACGAAGTCTCCTGTCACTCTGTCTGGCGCTCAGATAAGGATTGAGTAATGGCGGATTCGAATCTCAATGTGCCGGTAATCATTCAGGCCACACGGCTCGACACATCAGTCCTTCCACGCAATATCTTCTCGCAGTCGTATCTGCTTTACGTTATCGCACAGGGCACTGATGTTGGTAATGTGGCGAACAAGGCCAACGAGGCCGGACAGGGCGCTTATGACGCACAAGTCAGGAACGATGAGCAGGATGTGATTCTCGCTGACCATGAGCAGCGAATTTCTGCTGCGGAAGCAACGCTTGTTAATCATGAGGAGCGAATCAGCCAGGCAGAATCAACTCTTCAGGAACATGAAACGCGAATCGCTCAGAATGAAAGCGATATTGCGTCTCTTGATACCAGAGTTCAGTCGCTGGAGTCGCAGGTTTCAGACCATGAAACGCGCATCGATGCTCTGGAGTATGCCACTACTCGCAAGAAGTCGGAGGTTGTTTACTCTGGCGTATCTGTAACCATCCCAACAGCGCCGACCAACCTTGTTAGCCTGCTGAAAACGCTCACGCCGTCATCCGGCACGTTGGCACCATTCTTCGATACCGTTAACAACAAGATGGTTGTGTTCAACGAGAACAAAACCTTGTTCTTCAAGCTGTCGATCGTCGGGACGTGGCCCAGCGGAACCGCTAACAGATCAATGCAGCTAACCTTTTCCGGCTCTGTTCCTGACACACTGGTTAGCAGTCGTAATGCGGCGACAACAACCGACAACATTCTGTTAGCTACGTTCTTCAGCGTGGATAAAGACGGCTTTCTTGCCACAAATGGCAGTACGTTAACCATTCAGTCAAATGGTGCGGCGTTTACTGCCACAACCATCAAAATCATTGCGGAGCAGTGATGGAAATAAAGCTCATCGATAATCCGGTGAAGCTTGCAGAATTCCTCAACAACCCGGCAAACACGGGAAATATCGTAGACAGTGGAGATAAATACTACATCAAGCCTGATGCGGTATATCTCGGCATCTACGAAGGATTAGTGCTGGCTGGAGTTCATGAAGTGCGTAACTTCTGGCATAGCGTTGTTGAATGCCATGCGGTGTATGACCCCGGATTCCGTGGAGAATATGCACTGCAAGGGCATCGATTATTCTGCAAATGGCTTCTCGAAAACTCACCATTCCTTAACAGCATCACCATGGTTCCTGACACCACCAAATACGGACGGGCAATTATCCGTTTGCTTGGCGCTACCCGTGTTGGTCACCTTGATGATGCTTATACCAGCAATGGAAAGCCTGTAGGCATCACGATTTATCAGTTACCGCGCTCAAAATACGAGGAGCTAAAGAATGTTAATTTTCCAGATTGCCAATAAGCACCTCAGCAAAGCTGTGTACTGCAAAGGCGGCAGTGATAGCGGAGCAAAAGAGCAGGCCCGCGCAACTGAAAAGGGCATCGAACTGCAGCGTGAAATGTGGCAGACGAACATGCAAAACCTTGCACCGTTCACGCCACTCGCTCAGCAGTACGTATCACAGCTGCAGAATCTTTCCTCTCTTCAGGGGCAAGGTCAGGCGCTTAACCAGTATTACAACTCTCAGCAGTATAAAGACCTTGCAGGGCAGGCGCGTTACCAGAGTCTGGCAGCAGCAGAGGCAACGGGTGGATTAGGCTCTACAGCAACAGGAAACCAGTTAGCAGCAATCGCACCTACACTCGGTCAAAACTGGCTGTCAGGTCAGATGAACAACTACAACAATCTGGCAAATATCGGCCTTGGTGCTCTTACAGGTCAGGCAAACGCCGGACAGAACTACGCTAACAACGTCAGCCAACTGTATCAACAGCAGGCGGCAGCATCTGCGGCTAATGCGAATAAACCATCAGGATTTCAGAGCGCCTTGGGTGGAGCGGCAGCAGGTGCAGCTGCAGGTACTGCAATCATGCCTGGTTGGGGTACAGCAATTGGTGCTGGCGTCGGTCTTCTTGGTTCACTTTTTTAATGGAGGTGTCTCTTGGCTACATGGCAACAGGCTGGTAATTCAGGCGCGCTTCTTGCCGGGTTAGGCGGCATGAACTCCAACGCTCCAAGAGCAAGTGATGCAGACGCCACGCTTGCATACATTAGACAGAATAACGAGATGGAGCGTTCAGGACGTAATAACGTTGGCTTGCAGGCTTTGCAGGGCATTTCATCTGTCATGGATATGTATAAGCAGATGGATCAGCAGAAGCGACAGCAAGAGTTTCAGCAGGCTTATGCTGATGCATATACATCTGGTGACCGCGATGCAATGCGAAAACTGGCATCACAGTATCCTGAGCAGTTTGACGCTGTAAGAAACGGCATGAAATTTGTCGATGAAGACCAGCGTTCCACTGTCGGTACACTGGCAGCAAGTGCCAGACTCGCAGCTTCATCTCCAGAAGCCATGATGTCATGGTTGCAGAACAACTCATCTGAGCTTACTCGTGCCGGAGTAGACCCTCTGGATGTGGCGAAAATGTATCAGCAAAATCCACAAGGTTTCACAGAGTTTGTTGATCACCTTGGGATGGCTGCTCTTGGTCCTATTGATTACTTCAATGTTCAGGACAAGATGGCAGGTCGTGAGATTGACCGAGGCAGGCTGGCAGAGACAATCCGCAGCAATCAGGCTGGTGAAGCACTTCAGGCGAGAGGGCAAAACCTTTCCTATCAGTCAGCAATGACTGGGCACAATATCGCAGCACAACGCTTGGCTCTGGATCAGCAAGAGTTCGGGTTTAAGATGCAGCAAGCGCAGGAAAAGGCTCAGCAGTTGATTAGCGAAGCACCTAAGCTGTCAGTAAACATGGAAAAAGGCATCGAGACGGCTGTAAACAATGCCACAGCATCATCAAACTCAGCCAATTCTATGAGTGCGCTTGCTCAACAGTTCAGAGCAGAAAAACCAACGACAGGTTTGTTCGGTAACGCACAGAACATGTTCGCAAAACTTACCGGAAGTGATACGACATTGCGTGATTTGCGCATTCGCCAAAATGCCCTTGTTAACAGTCAGGTTCTTAAATTCCTACCTCCCGGCCCAGCAACGGATAAAGACGTTGAGATCGTTCGACAGGGTGCGCCAACTGACATGGATAACCCTGAGACGGTCGCAAGATGGCTTGATGCAATGGCAAACCTTGAGCGACGAAACGCGCAGTTTAATGAGTTTAAAGCCGAGTGGATGAGCGCGAATGGCAACCCTGGACAATCGCGTAATGGCGGTCAGATATTGGGGTTGGATGTTAAAAAAGGTGAATCATTGGGGAGTGCCGTTAAGCGGTATATGTCAATGAATACTGACGCAGCTCCAGCACAAGATTCGACACCTTCAGGAGAACCACGGAATCAGGTTGGATCATATACCTCAAAATCAGGCATTCAATTTACGGTGGAATGATGAAAGTAACTGCAAACGGTAAGACATTTACCTTTCCTGATGGTACGAGCACCGAAGATATTGGCACCGCCATTGATGAGTATTTTGCTGGACAGTCAGCGCCAACACAACAAGGTGTTCAGCAATCGCCAGCAGACAACTCACTTGCATCAGGATATGCACAGCTTGCCACTCAGCAGAAGGAAGGACTAGATCGCTCTGCTGAGCAAGGGGCTGTTTTAGGTGCTGCAATGCGCGATGCCGTTACCGGTGAAAGCCGAATGACACCAGAAATGGAGAGACTGCAAAATGTTGGGTCTGCTCCAGAGCTTAATAGCTTAAGCACTGATGCGCTGCGTGCTGGATTGGGGCAGCTATTTGGTTCCGACGCTTCACAGGAGAAAATACTGCAAAGTATTGGCGGGAAAATCCGGAAGGATGAGAAGGGAAATTCCATAGTCACCCTTCCTTCAGGGGAATATGCACTTAACAAGCCTGGTTTGTCACCGCAGGATATAACGTCATTCTTGGCAAATGCTCTTGCATTCACTCCAGCAGGTAGAGCTGCGTCTGTTGTAGGTGCAACACTAAAATCAGGCGCTACTGATTTAGCTTTACAGGGTGCCACTAAGATCGCTGGCGGTGAGAATGTTAATCCAGTTCAAACTGCAATTTCTGCTGGACTTGGTGGGGTACTGAAGGGTGTAGAAAACACCGCAAGCGCAGTGTCTCGCTCTGCTATGGGTAAGATTGCTCCTGAAAAACAAGCTCAGATTGACTTTGCCAAGCAGAACAACTTGCCACTGATGACAACAGATCTTGTGGAACCGGGAACAAATATTGGTAAGCAAGCACGAGCTATGGCTGAGCGAATCCCAATAGCCGGAACAGGTGGGATAAGAAATGCACAGCAAAAGGCCAGGGAAGATTTAGTTAGAACATTTAGCGATAATGTTGGCGGAATATCTGACGCACAACTTTACCAATCAGCTACTCGTGGTCAGCAGCAATTTATTCAGGCTGCTGGCAAGAGGTACGACAGGATCATCAGTTTGATGGGGGATACTCCTGTTGACATCACTGGAACAGTGAAAGCAATTGATGAGCAGATTTCCAAGTTAACTCGCCCAGGAGTATCGCAAGACCGCTCAGCTGTTTCTGTCCTTCAACAGTTTAGAAATGACATCACCAGCGGTCCAAATAACCTGCAATTAGCTAGAGAAAACCGCACAAACTTACGTAAGCGCTTTATGGCAGCACCTGACGAGGTCGATAGAGATACGCTGGAGAAAGCTGCGCAGTCTGTTTATAACGCATACACAACAGACATGAAAAAAGCGGTTGGCGCAAAACTAGGTGCGAAGGAAGCGCAAAACATGTCGCGTGTTGATCGTTCTTGGGCAAAGTTCAACGACATGATGAGCAATACACGTGTCCAAAAAGCTATTCAGAGTGGTAAAACAACGCCAGAAGATGTCACTAAACTAGTATTCAGCCAAAGCCCAGCGGAAAGGGCGCAACTTTATAGATTGCTTGATGATAGTGGGCGTCAAAATGCTAGAGCAGCACTTGTTCAGCGTGCAATGGATAAGGCGACAAGCGATTCAGGAAAGCTTAGTGTTGAGAAGTTTATTAATGAAATGAAAAGGAATCGGAAGCAGGCTGAGACGTTCTTCAGAGGAGAGCATGGGAAACAGCTTGATGGGATAATGAAATATCTTGATTCCACTAGACAGGCAGCTACTGCTGCCGCAAGCCCACTGACAGGGCAAATGGTAGCTGGTCCAGCAGCGCTGATAACAGCTCTTGCGTCTGTTACAAATCCAATGTTTGCAAAAGTTGCGGCAGTTGGAGCTGGTATCGGTATGGCTGGCAGGGGCTATGAGTCACGCGCGATGAGGAACGCATTACTAAAGTTAGCAAACACGCCAAAAGGAAGTACTGCTTATGATAGAGCGATCAGACGGGTATCTGAAACTCTTACACCTCTAATTCAGGCTTCAAGTGAGAAAGCCCAGCAGTAAAAAGTTGGTTAGCGGTTGATGGTTGCTTTTTTCGGGTCATACCATCTCGGCCATTCTTTCAGGAATGGGAATGAGTCAGGTGCGTGGTTCTTTTTGTACGATTTAAGCAGCCTTAACCGCTCAACCGCACACTCATAAACCTCTTGTTGCCCTGTAGTCATCTCGGTCCATGAAAGGTGATCCATTGATAAGACAACGTTTTCAGCTTCTTTTATGAGGGCGTTTTTATTTCTCACCGCAGCAGCATGGCTGACAGAGCAATCCTGCCATATTCTTAAAAGCCAAATAGCCAAGCAGATGAAAAAAATGGTAGATAGCGATATATACACACCAACCTCCTTAGTTTTGAGCATGACGAAATTAACCAGCCATCAGGCTGGTATTAGTCACATTCTATTTCTTTTGTCGAGGTCCATACATAAGGGTCTGAGCAAACAACCTCACCATTTATCATGACGTCATAGCCCATTAGATATGAGTTACCACCAACAATCTGAGCGGCTATGACGCTAATGCTGGCGGCGCAGGCTGCACCAAAAACGAAACCAATTAATATATTTTTCATTTTAATTCCAAATAGTTATAGGATGAAAGTTATGACCATAGAAGAACGTCTGAACAACATTGAGTTGAACCAAACCCTGCTTGACCAGCGACTTTCAGATCTTGAGCTTAAAGATCTAGATGCGCAAATATCAGAAGCAGAAGCCAAGCTCTCCAGCCTAAACCACCGCAAGAAGCAAATCCGCAACAGAATTACTCAGGGACGCGGAAGCTGTTGAGGTGGGATGCTAGGTCTCTATCGTTAAAATCAAGGCTGCTAATCATTTCATTGTAGATGGCGTTTTTATCTTCCATTGGCAGTCTTGAGTAAACCAGACACAGAGCATATTTCAGGGAGTTTAGCTCTTTCTCTAGCTCTTCCTTGCTTGACGTTTTTGACTTAATAAACTGTTTTTTATTCATTTTGCATCCTTACCATACATGGTTTTCAGTGTTTCAAGTAGCGCATCCCTGAATTTGTCAGCCTCTTTCTGAGCAAATTCATTGCTATTAAGCGATCTACCACAAACAGCATCTTCGATAATCTGTATTATTTCAGCATTCATGGAACGCTTGTTATGTTGCGCCCTGGCTTTAACCTTTGCCTTTAACTCTTTGGAAATCCTGATATTTATTTGCGGCTCTTCGCGTGACATACCACCTCCATAGCATTTTGGTGATATTACTATTGCATCACTGCGATCACAATGGTATAACGGTTATACCAAATTGATTGGAGGTAATATGATAGTCAAGTCAGACGCACCAAAGTACCCTTTGCGCATCCCATTAGAGGTTAAGTTAGCAATCGAGAAGTCAGCGAAAGAAAATGGTCGCTCAATAAATACCGAGATGGTAATGCGGTTAGTGGATAGTTTAAGGCGGGATAGTTCTAAAGGTAATCTAGCAAAAAGTTGAAGCCCCAACTGCTGTAACAGTCAGGGCTTCGGTATCAACAAAACTTACGAGGTATTATTGATATGTCAAGCTTAGCAAAGTCAACTGTAAATTGCACTAATAGCATCATCATTTCTGACGTCAAGATTCATATGGATTCAGAGGGTCGTTACTCGCTTAATGACCTTCATGTAGCGTCTGGAAAGGAGGAAAAACATCAGCCAGCTTTCTTCATGCGTAGAAATGAAACTATTGAATTGATTAATGAAATTTTTAATTCTGCGGATATGCAGAATAAGAATCCCGTCCTTTCTAAGAAAGGTAGATATGGTGGAACCTACGTGTGCAAGGAGCTTGTTTACTCCTACGCCATGTGGATTAGCGCAGCCTTTGCGCTGAAGGTTATCCGTGCATATGACGCAATGGTTACTACCACACAAGAGAGGAAGGCTATTGGCGGTAAAACTTCAGTAGCTGAACGCACACCGCTACGCGATGCAGTAAACATGTTGGTAGGAAAGAAAGGACTTCGCTATGACGATGCATACAATATGGTTCATCAGCGTTTTGGTATTGACAGCATTGATGAACTTTCAATTGAACAAATCCCGCTGGCCGTAGAGTACATCCACAGGGTAGTGCTTGAAGGTGAATTCATCGGCAAACAAGAGAAGAAAACCAACGAGCTTTCTGCAAAAGAAGCAAACAGCCTTGTATGGCTATGGGATTATGCCAACCGCTCACAGGCATTATTCCGCGAACTGTATCCGGCGCTGAAACAAATTCAATCGAACTATTCCGGCAGATGTCATGACTGCGGTTATGAGTTCTCCCGTATTATCGATATAGCGAGAGACGTTTTAATCAATCACTCACGAGATGTTGATATCAATGAGCCAGACGGACCAACGAATCATTCCGCATGGATGAGACTTAAGAATAAAGAATTACCTCCTTCAGTACATAACTACTGACAGATAACCAACGCAACGACCCAGCTTCGGCTGGGTTTTTTTATGCCCAAAATTCACCGTAGCCATGCTGCGGCGATTCCTTGTATCTGGAGCAAATTAAATGACAGACATTACAGCCAATGTGATCGTATCGATGCCTTCGCAACTCTTCACTATGGCTCGTTCTTTTAAAGCCGTAGCCAATGGAAAAATTTATATCGGTAAAATTGACACTGACCCGGTAAATCCTGAAAACCAGATTCAGGTTTATGTGGAGAACGAAGACGGCTCTCACGTTCCTGTATCGCAGCCAATCATCATTAACGCTGCCGGATATCCTGTATATAACGGACAGATTGCCAAATTCGTAACTGTGCAAGGCCATTCTATGGCTGTTTATGATGCATATGGGGCGCAGCAGTTCTATTTTCCTAATGTGCTGAAGTATGACCCTGATCAACTCAGGTCTGAATTATCAGCTCAGGGTGGAGATAAGATTGTTGGTAGTTCGTATGGCGGAACCGTCTATACAGACTACAGTCCATCAGAATTCATTAAGTTTGCAGAATTCACCGTCCCAACAAGTCTTTCAAACAATAGACAAGCCGTTAAATATATAGACGGATTTTGGTATGTATGGAATGGAACATTTCCATACAATACTGGAACGTCAAATCCTGGTAATAATGACACATGGAAATGCGTTGGACTTCTAAATGGTTTTTCGGTTAATGACGCTCAGAACTTTGGCTTCACAGGGGGTATGGACGATGCACTTCCAGCGCTAAATGCGATGATTAGAAGCCCATTTTTTGAAATGTTTTTCCCTATTGGAAGTGAAATTAATATTTCGTCTGACTGGAATCTCCGTTCAAATTTATATATAAACTTTCACGGTTCAACAATCAACTGGATGGGTGCTGCTTTCTCAAGTTCTGATGTTGTGAATGGTAGCGAGATGGCTATTTTAAATACGCCAAATTTTTCAGGTGGAACTACAGGGGCACTCGTAAACCTTCATCTGTCAAACTTAAATATTAAAGCAAATGATTACGCAATAGGCATAAGTGCAAGGAATATTACAAATTTCTCTATAGAGAATGTTTATGTAGAGAAAGCGCAACGTCAAGGAATTAATGTATCTAATTGCCAGAATGGATGTATTAATCAAATAACTCTGAAAGATTGCTCTCCTTTATCTGATAAAGGATTTACTAGTTCACAGCTAGAGAGTTGGGGCGATGGATTGATTGTATGGTATGGAAGCACTAACGTATCCATTGATAACATTAGAGTTGAATCAGGAAATAATTCACGAGGAGGTCGCTGCGGTATCTGTATCGATGGTTATGCTCCATCCGGAAAGCCAGATTCACGCAATATTTCTGTAAATAACGCTTATGTTTACGGTTATGACAGGCCTATACATACCGAACTATGCGGTATTGTTACCGTAACTAACAGTGTTTTCGAATACAACTCAGGCTCTGACACGCATCACTTTTTGCAATGTGGTGTCGTCGTGTGGAATGTCCTTGAAACCACTACTTTTATCAACTGCACGTTTCGCACAGATATGCGGTTTATGAAAAACTCAGGCGCTAAGGCGAAATTCATAAAATGTAATGTGTACAAAACATCAAGCACTGAGCCTATGTTTATAACAGGTACAGAGCAAACAGGTATAGTTAATTTTGATGACTGCTTACTTTCTCATGCCGGTGGTGAATGGGGGGCTTGGAACTGTTCATTAAGTTTTAATGGTTGCACGATATCATCTGATTCTGCTGGATCTGTTATTAATTTTGGTAGCGAATCCATACCAAAAAATATCACTATTGTTAATTCACATCTGTTAAACACATCAATATCAGCACTGTTCGCACCTGGATTTACTGAAATTCATCTTTCTAATTCAACAATAAATGGAGATGTTAATTGCGGACCTTCTGCCAGACTTCGTGTAAATTCATGCGATATATATGGAGTTGTTACATGCAATAGTGTAATGAGATACAACGGACAGAAACCAAATAAATTAATTTATTTGCAAAATGCAGACCAGCAATACAATGGCATGTGGCTAGGAACGCGCCCACCACTAGGTGCTAGACCAGATGGATCTGGAGATTGGTTGAGGGGTGATATAGTTTTTAATCTCGACGCCATAGAGTCAACACCATTCCAATGGTATTGCGTAACCCCAGGATCGCCTGGAAGATGGGCTGTATCTGGAACTCTTGGCGCAGCTTCTTAAATTTAAATGAATAACTATATTAGTTAATGGTCTTATCTCTGTCACAACCTCATGACACACAAAGCTTTGCACTGGATTGCAAGGCTTTGTGCTCTTCTATGCTGGGTGGCTACATGTTTGAAGATCGTTGTGCCGTATTTGTGACATACACATGACAACATCATGCATCAACTTTCTGTTTGTGCCATCAACTATTGCTTGGTGAATGCGGTTAATGCTTGCTAAAACAGATAGTTATGATTGGTGCTACAGATTCGTAATGCGAAGGTCGTAGGTTCGACTCCTATTATCGGCACCATTTAAATCAATAAGTTACACATCATTAGTACCTTCCTTATTTTTTGACTGGGACAAATTTGGGACCGATGGGTTCAGAATCGAGTCTATTTGCCGTGCGTGTTCGGTAAGGTGATTAGGCGCGAGGTGAGCATATCGACGAACCATTTCGATAGACTCCCAGCCACCCATTTCCTGTAACACTGACAACGGGACTCCGGCTTGAACCAGCCAACTTGCCCAGGTGTGTCTCAAGTCGTGAAATCTGAAATCATCAATACCAGCTCGTCTCAGCGCCGCTTTCCAGGCTGTGTTTGCGTCATACCGCATCTTCCTTACTGTTGGCGCTTTCGTTCCGTCTGGTTTGGTACAGCTTTCCTTGTACACAAATACCCAACGGTGATGATTCCCGATTTGTTTTTTCAAAACGCGACATGCAGTATCATTCAGCGCAACGCCGATTGCGCGGTTTGATTTACTCTCTTCCGGGTTTATCCATGCCACCCGGCGCTGCATATCTATTTGTTGCCATTCAAGGTTGATGATGTTCGAGCGTCTTAAACCTGTTGCCAGTGCAAATTCAACAACAGACTTTAATGGCTCCGGACATTCATCAATCAGCCTTTGTGCTTCATGGGGCTCCAGCCAGCGGATCCGTTTATTCTTTGGTTGAGGCACTTTAATAATTGGTGCCTTATCCAGCATTTTCCATTCACGCTCTGCGGCTCTTAGTAGGGCCTTTATAAATGAAAGATGCGTAGCCTTCGTTGCAACGGACGCTGGTTTTGGCGTGTATTCTGGAACAGGTTTCCCTTTTTTTCTGCATGCTTCTGCCCTGAGTTTCCAGTTTTCCTCATGACGCCGGTTCGTCATTTTCTGCATTGCTGAATAAATTTTTGATTCAGTAATGTCTCTTAGTTGCATTCCTGCGAAATGTTGAAGCCAGAATCCGATCCGGCTTTTGTCATCGTCCAGTGATTTTTTATGTGCTTTCTCTTCAAGCCACCTGACACACGCTTCCTCGAACGTTATATCAGGTATTTCACCAAGTTTGCTGACCCGCCATGCTTCAGCCTTTAGCTTGTCATGGAGTTCTGTCGCCTGCCTTTTGTCCTTTGTTCCAAGAGACTGTTTAAATCTTTTACCGTTCGGCAATGTGAAACTGGCGTACCATATTTCACCTCTGCGGAAGAGTGACATTTTCTTTCCTCTGTTATGCCATCACCCGCGCTCACCTGGACAGTATGCAGCGGAGACTGAAGAGCCGCAATGCAGGCTTGTCGTGTTGTGAGGTAAGGAGATTTATTCTTAGTGGGATCTTTGCGTGTTGCCTGAAGACGCCCTGTGCGTATCCAGTTAATGGCAGTCGGTCTGGATATCTTGAGAAAATGACAGGCCTCATCGAGTGTGAGGCTGTATGGCTCCATTATTTCACCTCTTGCTGTGACATTGTTGAAAAATGGATACCAGCTCGTTGCTGCCAGATGATCCAACCGAGAGTCATATCCCATGCCATGTATTCGTTATCGCCGTTTTTTGCTCTCCGACGATCTACTAAGTCACCAAAACGCTTTTCCATGAATAATTCATAAGCTTCGCGTTCATCTGGTTCTACTTCCAGAGATAGGAGTGCGATTTCATAAGCCCGGCGCTCAATATTGTCTCGAACGTCCAAGCTACCAATTCGCTCTCTGATTTCTTTAATTAGTTCTTTGTCGGTTAAAGTGGTCATGCTGCGTTTCCTTCTTTCTTATTAACAATTACACCGTCATATATTTCATTAAGGTGCCCTCTCAACTCCATGCGCCTTAATGCAGATAACATGTAATCGCATTCAACCTGCTTATTCCCAGTAAATGGCTTATCGTCAGGATTACCCCAACAGCAATTACCCCTGGGCCATCCATGTACTTTCCGTACTCTTCCGTTAACAACGTGAAGTAATCCCCAGCCGGGAGGTAAATCCTCAACTGAAATAATTTCCGGCTCACTAATAAAGAATCGCCAGTCGCCCATGCCAAGTGAGGGATTTTTACGGAAACGCTTTTTTCTATCTGCCAACAAGTCAGCACGAGAACACTTCGCCTCTATCAGGCATGATGCTGAATTTCTGAATCCCATAGCATCTGGCTGTTCTCCGGTACTGGTTACAGCAACAAAGCGGTCATGAAAGCAAACCTTGAACCCGTTGCGCTTAAGGAACTTGTACGCAATCTGACAGAGTTCGTGGTGTGTTAACGCCATATCACTCTCCTTTGATGCGAATGCCTGTTGCAATGCTGTTTATGATGCTGTCAGTGCATGGGGTAGAAAGCTGGGCATCTCCAGCAATTTTCATGACCTCAACATCTGCATATCGAATACCGAGGTGTATCAGACCGGCTATGCCTGACTTAAGCCGAGCATTTTCCATAAATAGAACTTTTGCCCGCTGTTTTTCTGCTTCAAGCTCAACGCGCAGCTTCCCTACCGTTAGCGCAATATCCTCGTTCTCCTGATCGCGGCTTTTGATGTATTGCAGGTTTCTTTC